GATTTGCAACTGCGGATCGCTTGGGAAAGGCATTTGATATGCCACACCCAACCAAAGGAAAAGGTCATAGACTTTCTCACGCATGTATTGAGGGTCCGGAGATTGGTGTATATTATCGAGGTCGAGTTAGAAACGAGAAGGTGATTATGCTTCCACCATACTGGAAAGGTTTGGTGCATGAAGATAGTATTTCAGTACAACTTCAACCAATCGGAGCTCATCAAGATATAATTGTCAAGAGATGGGATGATGAGAAAATATATTTGCAGTCGAAGGGTGGTATGCCAATCGATTGCTTCTATCACATTTACGCAGAAAGAAAAGATGTAAATCCTCTTCATGTAGAATATGAAGGAGAGACTTGTTTCGATTATCCAGATCCAAATCACTTAAATAAAAATCCATATGATCCAGAGAGAGATCTTTTGGACCCACAGTATCGAGGACCACGCAACACAATTACCAAATAGGAGAAATCATGGCATTTCATATTCAATTTGATGACAGTGCTCAAGAGTATTTGCAAAAGCAACTTGATATCATGCAAAATATTCCAGCAGAATCTGGTATTGAAGCTCCTCCAGGAGTTCATATACTTGGTGGAATTAACAGTAGTCTTGAACCAGGAACACTGCCAGTAAAAATTTATTTTGAACAACTTTCTGGTGGTCGCGGAAGTGATGGAGTTTTAAAATTTGAAATAGATGGTGTAGGAACATTTAGTATTCATATACCAAGCGAGGGTACTGCTGCAATTCCAACGTTCCAATCTTGACATCCCACCTCCAATCTACTATACTAGGGTCGTAGTCAATCAAATCAAATGCAAGACGAGTATCTCTCCAAGTGTGTTGTCGATACCTCTCGGCGAACTTTCTATCTCTATTCTGATGATGGAGACACAAGAGAAGTGGAGTGTGAAACAATGGAACAGTTTATGGGAGTGCTCAAATTTGTTCGTGATACTCTTGGTGATGAACTGGTGTATGCTGAACCTTTAGTTGATTCTCAGGCGAAAATCAACTTTTAATTCCAAAAAAGTCGAAAAAAAATCTCCGGAAAATTTTTGACCTGTAGGGTTTTTTGGGATTTTTCTGCGAGTATGGCGGAATCGGTAGACGCACCAGACTTAAAATCTGTTGAGGATTATCCTCGTGGGAGTTCAAGTCTCCCTACTCGCACTGTCCTAAATAAACACGTAGGACAAAAAACATCCCACAATGAAATACCGCATAGAAACAAACTATGCTTGGTATAACCGGGAAACGATGTTAATATTGATATATTTCATTCAGGGCATCCCTTTCACTTTTGACGAACTCCCAGAAATTGCCAGGCAACATCCAGAAGTGCTTCAAATAGCAAAAGAAGAAAAAAGTTGGGAACCTGAAGAGTTATATCAAGCATCGATGTATCTTATGATGGAAGAGTGTCATCCAATGATGTATGAACTAGACATTGAAAATCCAGAACTTCTTCCTCTTGATTGACAAACTCTCAAAACTTCACTATAATAAGAGAGTAATCAAATTATTGCCCCTGTAGCTCAGTTGGTAGAGCGCGGCTTTTGTAAAGCCGATGTCGTTGGTTCAAGTCCGATCGGGGGCTTCCGTGTGAAGGAAGTGCTAAATCACCCAAGAAATTGGGTGATTTTTTTATACTAAATAATCATTAACGGAACTATAAGCAAAATAAGATGGGTCTTTCCAGATTAAGTAACCTATTGAAGTCATCGCGTGGAACGATTTTATATGTAAATCCGAATGATGTTGATGCGACGGACAGTATTGAAAATCAGGGTAATGCTCTCACAAGACCCTTTAAGACTATTCAACGTGCTCTGATTGAAGCTGCAAGATTTTCATATCAGAGGGGATTGGATAATGATAGATTTGGAAAGACGACAGTTCTTGTATATCCTGGTGATCATATCATCGATAACCGTCCAGGATTTATTCCAGATGGTGCAAATAACTATAGACTTAGAAATGGATCAGTCTCGAATGATCTCCCACCATTTGACCTTTCTTCCAATTTTGACTTAACCACATTTAACAATGAACTCTATAAGATTAATAGTATTCATGGTGGTGTAATCATACCAAGAGGTACCTCTCTGGTTGGTATGGACTTCAGAAAGACGAAAATATACCCAAAGTATGTCCCAAATCCAGAGAATGATTCAATTGAGAGAACAAGTATTTTTAGATTGACTGGTGCTTGCTATGTTTCCCAGTTTTCAATCTTCGACGGCAATCCAAACGGAACCGTTCATAAGGACTATACAACAAACTTATTTGTTCCAAACTTCTCTCACCATAAGTTAACCTGTTTTGAGTTTGCTGACGGTAAAAATGGTGTAGATATTAGTGATGACTTTTTAACATATTCCAGTGACCGTACAGATTTGGATATGTACTATGAGAAGGTTGGTCTTGTTTATGGACAATCTTCAGGTCGTGCGATTGAGCCTGATTATCCTTCAAGTGGTTTGGATATTCAACCCAAGATTGATGAGTTTCGTATTGTTGGATCTACTGGAGAGAGTATTGGTATCTCAAGTATTCGATCTGGTAATGGACTAAACCCGACTACAACAATCACTGTTACAACGACAAATAGTGCCGAAGGATTAGATGTTGATACCCCATTCCGTGTCGAGGGAGTCACTGCAAGTGGATATAACGGTCAGTTTGTTGTTACTGAAAAACTAAACGACAATAGTTTTCAATACCAGGTTCAGAATGCTCCCAATAATCCACTCCCATCTTCATCCGGTGCCACATTAGCACTTCAGTCTGATACCGTAACTGGTGCATCTCCATATGTTTTTAATTGTTCAATGCGTTCTGTATATGGAATGTGTGGACTTCATGCAGATGGATCGAGGACAAATGGATTCCGTTCGATGGTGGTATCTCAGTTCACTGGAATTTCTCTACAGAAAGATGATAGAGCATTTGTGGTTTTCAATACAGATTCTCCACCAACAGGAAACTATGATGACAGTTCAATTGCTGGTAATGAAACGATCAGTAATAACTCGAGAGCAAAATATAAACCAACCTATAAAAACTATCACATTAAAGCCTCAAATAAATCTGTTATTCAAGCAGTTTCTATTTTTGCGATTGGATTTTCTGAACAATTTGAAACCGAGTCTGGTGGAGAGATTTCTATCACAAACTCCAACTCAAACTTTGGTGCAAAAGCATTAACTTCTGACGGATTTCGAGATGAAGCATTTGGTCAAGATGATCATGGATATATCACTCATATTATTCCACCAAAAGAAGTTCCGATTCGAGAAAATTCAATTGAGTTCGCTGCAATCGATGTAAACAAGACAGTTGGTGTTGGATCAACTTCACAACTATTCTTATTTGAAAGTATAAATCCTGATGTTGCACCAGAAAACGTAATCGAAGGGTATCGTATTGGTGCAAGAGAAACCGATCAACTAAAGATTCTTGTATCTTCTGGTGAAGAGTTGGTTGAATATCGTGCTAGAATCATAATGCCCGGATCTGATTCCAGTTCCGAAAAATCATTCAATGTTGATAGAAGTTTAGTTGGTATTAACAGTATTGGAAGATATAGTCAGAGTGGAGCAGATAATGTCATCACACTGACTGAACCACATACATTTATTAATGGCGAATCTGTTCGTGTCTATGGTGATACTGGTCAGATTCCTGATGGTTTGAGTCCAAATACAGTTTATTATGTAATTACTGATAAGAACCCTTCAAGTGGATTGTCCACCACTACAAATATCAAACTTGCAAAAACCTTAAATGATGCTACAGATGGAAACAACCTGATCATTAATGAGAAGGGTGGATTGTTGAAGATTGTTAGTAAAGTTTCTGATAAGAACTCTGGTGATATTGGACACCCAATTCAATTTGACTCTTCAAATGGTCAGTGGTATATAAACGTATCCTCTGCTTCAACTGAAAATAGTATTTATTCTACGATTGTTGGATTTGGTACAGATTACTTTGGACCAGCCACACCAAGAACTTTCGTAAGTCGTAGAAAAGATAGTCGAAACGCATTTGATACAGTCTATCGAATGAGATATGTGATTCCATCAAATGCGGGAGCAAATGCTAGACCACCTATTGATGGATTTATTATTCAAGAATCAAATACTTCGATCGGATCTACTACTACAGAGATACAGAAGTATTTTGGAAGTGGTTCTCTCAGTAGTTCAACCGAACAGAGAAACTATAGATTTATTTCAAATGTTGATTGGGACTCTAATAGAGCAACAATTAATACGGAACTTCCACACCAACTTTCTATTGGATCTGAGGTTGAGTTAGTAAATGTTCGTAACACATCAAATCCATCTGCTGAAACTGGATCTGGATTAAATAAGTGCTTCTCTGTTGTAGGAATCACAAATTCTAAACAGTTTACAGTTATTTTGCCAACGAATCCTGGAACATTCTTGAATGATACTTCGGCAAGAAATACCGAATTACCATACTTTAGAAGAAAGAAATATTCAAATACCTATTATGTCTATAGAATTGAGGAGTCTCAGAATTATGTTGCTGGTCAACAGGATGGTATCTATTACTTGACCCTAGTTAACGCATCAAACACTCCTACTGCTTCTCCATTCACTGGTGAAAGTTTCTCTCAACCAGTTACAAACCTTTTCCCACAAACAAATCGTGACACTCCCGTATCCGATCCAGATGAGACAAAATGCTTTGCTTCTTCCGATTTAATTGGAGAGGTTGTTGTTGATGATCCTCAACACAGCATTACAAAAGAGACCACAAATAAAATGTTATGCGATTCTGATGTTGGATCTGCATTGGTTGATATTGTATCTTCTACCGGAATTGCTCATACCATTTATACTGACATAGATCATGGACTCAATCGTATTACCAAATTAAGTATTGTTAATGGCGGATCTGCATACGGTTCTGGTTCTTCCGGAAGTCTTTATAATGCAAGATTGGTTGGATTTGGTGGATCCGTGACTGGAGATCATGCGACTGCAAAAATTAATTTTGATGCCACTGGTACTGTAACATCACTTCAGATTATGGATGGTGGTAGTGCCTATGGAATAGGTAATACTATGACCGTTGTTGGTGTCACAACATCCACTGGTCATGTTCCTGCAGTTGTTCGTGTAGATTCAATCTATAATAACGTTGGAGATTCTATCCGCGTCATTGGAGTTTCATCCGAAAAATATTCTGGATACAATGATCTCTATCGGATTACTGGAGTTGAATCCGATACTTCTTTTGATGTTGAGTCTGCAAATGCCATTTCTGGATTCTCTACAACAGGTATTGGAGCCACTTTAACTAACAGTGCTCAAATGTATTTAACTGGAGAGTCAGTACTTGTCAATTCCTTTGAGTATGATCACGTCTCAGGAATTGCAACGATTACTTCAAATAGTAGTCATGGACTGAGCGTTGATCAGAAGATTCGATTAACCGGCGCAAATCAGAACCAATATAATGGCGACTTTGTCGTTACACAAGTTCTCGACAATTTATTGACCC